ATGGGGCTTATCCCGAGCTGTGATCACAGAGAAGATGCCATCAGGTCTCTCGCTGAAATCTATGCAGTTTCAACTGAAGAAATCGGAAGGGTTCTTGAGGCTTCCGAAGTGCTAGAAATTGCACAGTCGTATTCCCAAATGGAGTCACAGGGTTTCCACTTTGTAGTATGTCACCTTCTAAATGCTTCCCCTCGTTCCGATATTACGCACGCTTGTTACTACCATTCGACGAGCTACGATGGCCGCCCTTCGTGGTTCGATGAAGGATTGCTTGGCTCGTCGCAAGGCGTGGGGCATTTTCTAGAAAAAATTACCGAATGGCTCCCTCTTGAGGAGCAAGTTGTAGCAAAAGAAGCGGTTAAGGGCATCGTGAAGCGTCGCAGCGAGTACGAAGGTGCCACTGCCGAGACGTGCGGACCATATGCATGGGACACCTTTACTGCTGCCAGCTCTAGCTCAAACGGAGTTAGCTATAGGGTCCCAGAGGCGATCCAGGATTTGTGGTCTTCCAGTCTTTGTGGCGGCGGCGGGTTGGTCGACCTGAGGGGGCTCATCGAAGAAAAGCTGAGACCTGTCGTAGTCAAGTTCAAAGGAAAAGTTTCAAATATCGATGACTACTGCGCAACCCTCTGGGCCTATTTGCTATCGGATGACGGTGAGTGCCACCTTACTCATACTTTCGCAGGCGACGGAAAAACTATTCCTAAAGAGGACATTCTTGCGCTGATGGAGGTTTCATAAACGCGGCCTGGGCGATACAGCTGGTGGTCCAGCCTACGCGATGGAGCACGTTTGCCATTTATGGGGTTTCTCCGATTGGATTAGTCGCTTTTGGCCGGTGACTGCCTTTCGTTAAGGGCCACTATGGATCGAAAGGAAACAATCACACGCCGATTGTGCTCGGGTATTAACGAAAAAAGCCCTAGAGCCCCAAATAACAAGGGCTGTAGGGCTTTTTTATTGAGCAAGAGATCGCGCCGCTTGGCATTAAATGGCATTGATTGGTGTGCAGATTGCCCCATTTTTGCCCCAATACTCAACCTCTTCACCTTGCAGGCTCCGACAACTCTTCGCCCTTGCCAATAGCGCCGTGGTGGCGCTGCACCAGAGTGAAGCCGCCAAAACGTTCGAATGCTACAGGGCGCCCTCTGAAGTGGGCAATATGAAGAATTATCAACTTAAATAAATCGGAACATTGAATGAGCTTAACGTCCCTTGACAGGAATATCAGTAAAAAACCTAAGCGCTATCTAAATTGAGTACTTTTGATATGCCAAACTTTTAATAACCCGATCTACATCATTTACATACTCAATTAAAGGATAACTCCCGGAACGCCCAGCCTTCTGAAACATGAGCGCCTGTATATTAGGAGAGTCTACACTTATATTTTTAGCCACTGCTTCGGCTGGGTGCGCTTTAGTTAGCGAGTGATGAATTTTTTCTAGATTATTGAACTGCCCTGGATTTTTCGTTCTTTCCAAAAGCTCGAAAAGTGTATATTCGCCATCTTGTATAGAACTGCATATTTTTTCAAGAGTGCTAATTCTGACAAATAAAATTCTCGAAAGTAATATAGGCGAAGGGTAGCATACAGGGTATGGCGCACCAGTAAGTGCAGCAGTGCCAATCATTCGTTCTAACGATTCAGCATCTGAAAATCCGTAATCGTCATTAACAACTATAAACGAGTAAAACTCATAATCTTTGAGAACATGGTCTTTTTGAAGAATATGTACACATTGCTGGGATTGGGCTATACCTTTAATATGACTATCCTGCAAACGCTTGGCAAGCGTGGCAGTGTCTAGTATAACCTTTACGAAATCCGTCTGCTCAACACCTTTGGACTCGACAATAAGTGCTATTTTTGCCTCAGGCGAAGTCAACATATGATCAACAACATTACTTTTTTTACCAGAATATCCTAACCTCCTGTACAGCTCTTTAATTTCGCCTTCACTTATATAAGGCAGCTTGGTCCACACAAGGATGGCCCCAATATAATTTTCGAACTTTTGTGTGAACACTTTTTTGAAAGTGCTAGAAATTTCTTTTGAGTCTTTGAACAGATGGGGTAGTAAAAAGCTCGCGGATGAGGCCGACAAATTATTTGATATAGTTCTGATAGCTTTTCCGGTGAAAATAAACGGCTTTTGCTTGAGCGGAGAATCATAGAAATAGCTTCCAAAATCAGAATCATAAGTTGTAAACTTCGAAAAAAACTGGGGCAACTCCTCAACAGTTACAGAGAAAACCCTAAAGAAACTGTATATATCTCTAAGCGCAACATACCTATATGACTCATATATCAATCGCGCCAAATTAATCTCAGTAGATCCCGTTTCCGAAGCTCCTATCTGATTAAGCAGCAAGAACCATATAAAACAATAGGTCGAAATAGAAATCCCAAACTTTCCTTTAAAATAGTCATCCAGACATTGGTTATCCGCAAGCAGATTAGCCTGGCGCACAATATCGGCGTGAGAACTCAGTATATTATGCTGCAAGGTCGACTGTTGGCTTATCATGGCACGCATAGCCACCAAAGGGTTACTATCTGCTTCCAGATAGGGTATCAAGCAATTATGCACCCGCCATAGGCTATTAATAATATCTATTATCTCATTATCTCCCGGCCTTCTAGTTCCACCTGAAGATGTAGCGGATATTTTGATTGCTAAAATCCACACATGTTCAAAGTCAAAACTTATCTCATTCCGCCTCTTGATCTCAGATATTTTCTTTAAGCATTTCGCGATGAAGAACCCCTGATCATAATGAGATATTTTCTTATTTATTTTCCCCATCCTTTGTGTATACAGCTCTTGGGCACGTTCTTCGGCAGAGGATTTAGGCTTCTTTAAGGCAGCATTCATGCGACACATCCTTTTGTTTCGCTGTCATTCTGGGGAGATAGGTAGACATGATACAAACAAAGAGCTGTTTGATAGCGACCAAAGATCACGCATCTTTCAACTTCGACTCGAAAGCAGTCGTCTGAGTTTACCTTCTCCCAACTCCAGGCCCTGTATCTCGGACGTAGGCTTGGCACGCCCGCAAGGCAATCAATCCTTGATCGCCGTCTCCGGTGATGGCGACAATTCGTTGAGCAACCGCTGGGTCAAGTTCGGCTCGCGTTCCTCCATGAACCACGCCGCAGGTGCCGGCGGTGGCTGGCACCCGACCGCCACCACCCGTGGCGGCGGTGTTGAGTAGGACTGACAGCCGCTGCTCAGCAGTAGCAATCCGGTCACGCAGACGAGCCTGCTTCGTTTGAGCATCGCGCAATTCCTTGTAGTGGGTTTCGTCATTCGCCTGCAGGCGATCCTCCAGGGCCCGACGGGCGTCCTGCTGGGTTTCCTGCCAGTTGATCACCGCACTGGCGGCCTGCTCACGATCAGTGCTGTACGCCTCGGCCTGGTCAGCCAGATCCTTGCCATAGGCGTTGGCCTGCCACGTCCAGGCCAGCCAACCACCCAGGGCGAACCCCAGCACCAGGGCCAGAGCCGGCAACAACCAGCCCGGGGCCTTCAAGGCAGCACCTTCAATGCACGCTGATACAGCGCCTCACGATCCGACAGGCCGTTGGTCCCGCCGTTAATGCGCTTGGTGATGGTGAGAAAGTCGCCCTTATCGGCAAGGCTGTTCAGGCCCGCACGCTGCCAGAACCAACCCGCCGACAGCGCAGCATAGACCGGGGTTTCCAGCAGCTCCGGGGTGTTGAGCAATCGAGCATCGCTGAACAGCGCTTCGCTACAGGCTTCATAGTTGGCCCGGCCGGTGATCTGAATCAGCCCCCGGCCTCGGTATTTCTGGCCGTCGCCGTCCGCCTCGGGTGTGTTGCCCAGGCGCTTGGCCAGAGTGCCGGTGTCGTACTTGCTCAAATACTGATTGCTGCCCAGCTCGCGCACGTACAGAAGCTGGCCGGACTCGTGGCCGATCTGCGCCAGGAACGCCGCAACGCGCAGGCGGGTGATGATTGCGTACTTGCTCATCGCCGCGTTGAGAGCTGGAACAAAAACGCCGGCTTTAGCGCCGGCGTTGGGGAGGATCTGCAGCAGCTGCTGCGCTGTGATGGTCATGCCTGTTATCTCCAGTGATGATGAGGGTTAAAGCTGCTCGATCCTGAGTGGCTTGGTTGCTTTCTTTTTCTTGCCTTTAGCTTTCGCCTTGCCCTTCTTGCCGCCGTTGCACTCAACCGTGGTGCTCCACCCGGACTGGGTAAACACCTGCTCGACCGAGTCCACCAGGTACTCGCCATCGAGGCCGACCTTGAAGCCCTGGGCATTGATCATGCGTTCAGCGAATAGATCGGTTCGGCCAGGCATCTCCAGCCGCACGCCGGCGGTGCTGCGGTTGAATGCAGCCAGACGCGCCTTGGCGGCCTGTTCGGCTGCGGACTTGTTCGGATAGATATGGCGGTCGGTGTGCACCGGTGGCAGCCCATCCGGCGAGTCCTCGTTGCCCAGGTCGACGACCCGCAGCTTTCCGCTCTTCTTGTCCTGGTGCTTGGTCTGCACCGCCTTGTGGGTGCTTTTGTCCCCCAGGCGGAACTGATAGCGGCTCACGTCGCGGCGAGTGATGGTGACGGTGCTAAGGGCCCTGCCGCTGGCGCTCTGCCCGGCCTGCCGAGGCAGCACCAGCAACTTGCCGTCGGCCACCTTGGCTGTGCAGTCGTACTGCTTGGCCAGGCGAGTGATGAAGTTGAAGTCGGATTCGTTGAGCTGGTCGACCCGGGGCACCTTGGTGGTCACCGTGCACACTGGCTGCCAGCCGTTGCGGGTAGCCACATCGCGCGCGATCTGCTGCAGCGGGACATCTTCCCAACTACCGCTGCGGGTGGTCTTGCCACTGCCGCGCATGTCGCTGGCCTTGCCCCGGATCTCGATAGAGTCGGGCGGCCCCGTCACCACGACCTCGTCTACCGTGTAGCGACCCAGCCGGGTCAGTGACTGACCGGCGTACCCCATGAACACCTCGATACTGGCACCACGGCTGGGCAGCGCCACCGCGCCATCTCGGTCATCGATGCGCAGCTCAAACTCGTCCGACTCCATGCCGGGCTTGTCCGAGGTCCGCAGGGTCAGTAGCCGGTCATTGATCAGCGCGGTGATGTTCTTGCCGTCTGCAACGATTCGGAATACAGGCGTCATGCAATAAACCTCCCCCTGGGTGACACAGCCACCGGGACTTCATAGAATCCCGAGCCGTTGCCCCTACAGGAGTTGAGAAAGTGAAAAGGATTTTCGGATTGACGCTGTGCCTGTTGGCCACCTCGATGGCACAAGCCGAACAGAAACTTCGGGTTATAGACCTGGGTGACGACGCCCCAGTGAGCGCCGAAGCCGCAGAGCGCGGTAGGCAGGCCATCGCCGCCCAAGAAGCAGCAAAGAAAATCAAACCCGAGGAGGCCCGCGACTTCCTCAAACGTCTTAACAAGACGGTAGAGCACGGCCAAACCCTGGCGCTGTCCGGAGCTATGGACGGCAAACAAGCTCGCGAGCAGGCCATTGCGCTGAAAAAGTTAATGGACGAAAGCGACCGCTTCGGATCGCTGTTTGCCCCCTTCGCCAAGTGCCGCTCCGCCGCAATCGATGCCAATACCTCCTGGCAAGGCATGATTTCCCAGAACGTTCGGCAGTACTCCGAAGGCAACACGTCCTACCAAGCTAACGCCAAGGAATGCGCCCAGGCGGCCGGCTAATCCCATAGCTGCAGCGCAGCCTCTGTCACCACCGGAAGATCGGGCAGTACGATCAGCACCCCAGCCCGGAACGGCTGGGGTTCGTCGGCCAGCCCCTGGTTGGCATCCAGCACCGCTTCGACACTGCCATTCAGGTGCCCGTAAAACTGGTGACACAGGGTGTCGAGCAGATCCCCGTCAGACGTTCTGCATGTCGTCGCCATAGCTCACGAACTCCAGTGAAAAGCCCTGCTTACGCGGGATGCCCCCGGCCAGCAGGTGGCTTTGTTCTTCCTCAAGGCTTGTCAGGCACCAAGTGCCCAGCACTTCACCATAGCCCGTGGTCAGGCTCAGCGGCTGCAACCGCCGCCCGATGCTGCGCAGCTTCTGCAACTGACCCAGCCCACCCTTGAACCCCGGAAACACCGCGCCCTTGAGGGTGATCTTGTCGTCGCCCTGGCCCACCGCCTGCTGCGCGATACTACGGGTCAGGCGTTCCTGGCCAGCCCAGCGGAACCCGGTCTGACGGCGCAGCTCTTCAAAAGCTGCAGTGTCGAGGTTGAAGTAATACGGCTGCCCGCCAGTCTTCAGCGGGTGAATGATCAGCAGGTGCGGGAACGGCTTCACCGCCTCGGCGGCCGGAGTACCCAGGCCGCCGAACGATCCAGTAGGGAGAATGTTGCCCAGGGAGGGGCTGATCTGCCCGCCGATCCGGTTGATAGCGGCACCGGCCTTGGCGGTCTGCTCCTGCAGCGTACCGAGACGCTGCTGAATCTGTCCCACCGCCGACACGGCCTGGCTGTACTGAGCTGCCACCTCGCCGACTACGGACTGTGCAGCGGTGATGCCGCGCAAGGTCCGCTGCAGCTTGGCGCCCATCTCAGGCCCCACAAATGGGATGTTCTCCAGCTCCGAGGCAGCACCGGTAATATCGCTGATGGCTCCGTTCAGTGGGGTCAGCATGCCATCCGCACTGCTGCGGCCCGCCTCCCCCGCGTCAACCAGGGACTGAAACCCCGACTGCAGTTGCTCCATGTACGCCATGGCACCTCCTTAAACGTGTGGTTCATCCGACAGCTGACGCGCCGCAGCCTGGCGGCTGTACTCGTCGAACATCCGGCGCATATAAGGCTCAACCTCCCGGGCCACCTGAGCCGGGTCTTTAACGTCCCCCTGCACCGTGACCTGCAGGCTCGGCGAGAAAGCAAACTGCTGATCGACCTTGGGCACCTGCTTCGCAGGTTCGGGCGCCTTGAGCATTGCCGGCACGGCAGCCGACGGTGAGGCTGACCCCATCGAGCGAACCACCTGCCCCATGACCGGGGGCGTCTGCCCGGTCTTGAACGATTTCGCGATGTCGCCCAGGACCGGCGGGATGTCCTTCCCGGCATTGGCCAGCATCAGCGGGCCCGCTGCGGGCATCCGCTTGAGCGAGTCATCAGAACCGAACATCGACTTGCCAGCATAAGAGCCCAGGGCATCACCTCCCAGGTAACCGACAGTGCCCCCGATGGCAGCACCGATAGCCCCCCCGATGGCAGTGCCAAGCCCTGGAACGACAGAGCCAATGGCCGCACCGGCAGCCAACCCCATTTTCGTCCCGACCAAAGCACCCGCCAGCCCCCCCGCCGCGCCGCCATAGCCCTCTGCTTTCTCGTCCTTGGTCTTGGCATTCTGATAGGTGTCTGCAGCCTTGAGGCCGGCACCCAGCACCGACAGGAAGGCCCCGCCTTTGACCACCGGTGCCAGCCCCTTTAACAGGGAACCTGTACCTTTTAAGGCTGCCGAGCCTAAACCCACCGCACCTTTTGCAACGGTCCCCACACCGCCCCGGCTAAAGACACTCCTGAGCGCCCGCCCGACACTACCAAGTCGGCCGCGCCCCGCCCTTCCTGCCCGGGAGCCCCTGCCGCCTTTGCCTCCCTTCTTATCCTTGCCACCATCGACGTCGTAATCACCTCCGCCCAACCCGCCGGCGTTGGTGACAAACACCCGCTGAATCACGTTCGGGTTACCCATCAACGAACCGTGAGCCACATTGAGCAGGCCCTTGCCGATCTTGACGGCGGACACCACGCTCTTTAGCGCGACCAGCCCAGCCCCCAGGGCGGTAATCCCCATCACCAGGGGCGGGGCTTTCTCCGCCAAGCCAGTTAGCGACCTGGCCACCGTGGTGATGTGCTTGGCCACGGCATCTGTTGCTGGCCGCAGAGCATCCCCCACGGCCCGCATGCCATCGTTCATCGCGTGAACTGTTTCGGCCCACAGCTGCGAGGAGGTTTCCCGGCGCTCGGCCAGGTTCTTGTCGAGGATGCCCTTAGCGCTCAACGAATCTTTCTTGAGCTGCTCGTACAGCTCCCGGTTCTGCGAGTACGCCGTCAGTGCCGCCTTGACTTGCATGTCGGAGAACAGGTCACCGGTGCGCAAGGACTGCTCCAGGGCGTTCAGCATTGCCTTGGCTTTGGCCGGATCCGCCTCCTTGCTGATCTTCGCCTGGGCCTCGGCCATCTTCGCCGCCTTCGCCGGATCCGTGGCCTTGATGTACCGCATGGCCAGCTCAAAGCTCGACTCCAGGGTCGACATACCTTTCTGAACACCGGTACTCAGTGAGGCCTGGTAATCAATACCAGCATCCTTGTACGCCTTGACCACTTCCCCGGAACCGATTTTCTCCATCCAGTTTTTCAGGTTGTTGGCTGCCTCATCGGAGCCACCGGCAGTCTTCATCTGCACCTGCAGCATCGAGCCCAACTGACTCACCGCATCCATGCCGGTGATTTCCATCTTGCCCATGCCAGCCAGCAGCTGCGGAAACCAGCGCGCCATGTCGGACGCCTCAAAGCTGCCCGCCTGACCCTGCATCGCGATGGCTTCCAGGGCCTTCTCCATGACCTTCGGGTCGCTGATCTTGGCGTTCTGCTCCAGCGCCTGGATCATTTTGGCGGTGTCCTCACCACCCGAGCCCTGGCCCACGGCAAACTTGGCCGCCACCGGCGCATAGGACAGCGCCTTGTCCAGCTCCATCCCGGCGCCAACCAACTGATTCACCAGCTCGGCCACGTCGTTGCGGCCCATTCCGGTGTCTTGCGAGGTCTGAATGATGGTGCGGGTCAACTGGGCTTCTTGTGGCTTGTTCGCCACGTCGGCCTTGATCGCAATATCGCGAATGATCGCCTGATAGTCCGCGCTGATCTTGGTCGGAATAGCTACCGCCCCGACACCGGCCACGGCCTGGCCAATGCTGGACTTGAGGCCCTCCTTGCCCTGCTGGATCTGCTGGTGCCCCTTAAGCTGCAGATCGGCACCCCGGGCCACTCGGCCGAGTGCCTGATATTCCTGGCGCAGCTTGTTAACCTGGATACCCTGCTTCTGCAGGCTGGTCAGGTTCCCTTCCAGCTTGCGCAACAACCCGGCGGCCGAGGCCGCACCGGTTTCGTGCGCCCGCCTCCATTCATCCCGCAGGCGCATGGTTTCGCCGATGGTGTTCTTCAGCACCTTGGCCTTGTTGCCCTGTTCCTCCAGCTTCTTGATCCGGCCCTCAACCGTCTTGAAGGCAGCCCCCACCGTCGAACTGACGGCGCCGCCGATCACCAGCCCCAACGCCAGCTTGCTTGCCATCTGATTCACCTATGCCCGAGTTGATGGGCTCAGTCCGTGAGCCACCAGACCATGTCGCTAAAGCGCATGGTCATGATTTCCTCGGCGGAAAAATGCAGCTCGCTCGCGAGCCGCTTCGCCGCCATCTTCATCACCGCCGGGTCAAAGTTCGTCGTCTTGCACCAGGCGAAAATAGCCGGCCTGCAGGCGCTGGTAATCCTTGAGGGTCATGCCCTCCAGATCCTTAGACCCAACCCCAGCCAGGCTGGAAAACAGCATCAACTCGCGCTGTTCGTCGTCACCACCGGCGGCGGTGTTGGCGGCACGTACATCGCGCACGGTGGGTGCACGCAGGGTGACCTTGTCGCAGACCACGCCATTCATCTCCACCGCCTTGGTGAGGGTCACGGCCACGCTCTCGGCACTCAGGGTCATCCAGGCCGGTGTCTTTTTCGCTACTTGAGTCATGGGGGTTTTCCTTACAGGCCCAGGGCCGAACGTTGGGCGGCGAGCTGGTCGACGCCGTTGATCACGCGCTTCATACCCAGCGCATCGATCTCGTAAATGAGGCGGCCGTCCACTTCCAGCTTGTAGTAGGTCAACGCCACGTTGTGCTTGATCTCGGCCTTGTCGCCGGCCTTCCAGTCGCCCATATCAACCTCTTTGAGCATGCCGCGCAGGGTGACAATCACCGGGGTAACCTTGCCCTTGAGGCCCTTGAAGGCACCCCGGAACACGCCATTGAAGGCGGTACCGTCGGCCAGGCCGAAGAGCTTCAACGACTCGCGGCGCACGCCGGTGGTGGTAAAGCCGGCTTCTTGTTTTTCCATGCCCATGTCCAGCTCCACCGGCAGGTCCATGCCGCCGACCCGGTGTTCCTCTGTCTTGAGCGTGAGCTTGGGCAGAGTCAGGCTTGGGACATCACCCTGGAAGCTGATGCCATCGGCGAACAGGTTCATGTTCGCCAGGGTTTCGGGAATCATTGCCATTGCTGCGGCTCCTTAAGCGGCGGAATCGAGGACTTCGGTCAACCACTGGTTGGTGACCTCGACGCGGAAGTTGGGGTTTTCGGCGGGCGGTACGTCGGTAAAGCGGATGTTCCAGTACACCTTGCCCTGCTCCAGCTGGCTGGCGGTGTTGAGTTCGGTGTCCGCGTAGACCTCGAAGTTGATGATGGCGCCCTGATTCTTTAGGTCGCGCATGAACGCCTGCAGGCCCTCGGTCACGTCCTTGACATAGGTCGCGGTGATCGAACGGTCGACCGCCCACTTGTGGCCGTAGAGGATCGCGTCCATGACGATGTCCATGGTCCGCACCCGGGTGACGAATGCCCACTTCGGATCACTCGACAACGTACGGTTGCCCCAAAGCCGAAAGCCCGCATCACGAATAATCGTGGTGATGTTGGCGTTGTTCAGCAGGTTGGCCCGGCAAGTCTCGTCCCCATCCAGAAACTCAATAGGCCGAGTGGTACCGGTGAGGCCGACAAACTCCTTGTTCGAGGGCGAGGCCCAGAAGCCGTACTCGTTGTCGGTCCAGGCGAACAGGCCCGCCGACCAGGCCGAAGCCGGCGCATCGACGGTGGCGCTCTCGCCGGTGTCCCAGTACTGAATACCCGGATCGACCAGGTAGGCCCGCTTGGCGCCGAAGTTCTTGGCGTACTCCATGGCCGCCTCGTCGGTGGTGTTGGGGCCGTCGAGGATGGCCAGGCCACGCAGCTTGTCGGCCAGGGCGACCAGGGCTGTGCCCACTGGCAGATCTGCGCTGTGCTTGGGGGCCACCAGCAACCGCGGCTGCGCGTTGAATCGACTCTTGCCATCCAGCAGCGCCTGCAGGCCGGTACGCTTGCCGCTGGCCAGCACCCCACCGATGATCGCCGAGGTCTGCTGTGCGGCGTCCTGAACCTTGGCCACACCGCACGCAACAATCACCGCCTTGGCGCGCTGGTAGATGGCCTTGCACGCCTTGGTGATGGCCGCATCCGGCCCCCAGGCCGCGATGGCTTCGCGCTCGTTGGTGATCAGTAACAAGTCATTGGCCTTGGCGCTGAAGTCGGGGCCTTCGGTGAAAGTGTCCACCAAGCCGATGATCGAGGATGACGGCAGCGAGATAGTCCGCGTGCCGGTGTCGACGTTGGTGACGGTAACGCCGTGAAAGAAACCACTCATGGATAAGCTCCAGACATGAAAAAGCCCCGCATGAGCGAGGCTGTGGGAGGAACAGGCGCCGAAGCGCGGGAAATAAAACGCCCCGTCGGTGCGGGGCGTTTAGTTGATCTGCTCGATAAGCCAAGGCGGCGTTACCGGGCGCTTATCTATCGAAGGAAACCCAACTACCTCGGGCCAATCCCGCAGGGCCTGGCGATAAATCTGCAACTGCTTGTATTGCTCTGCAGTGATTGTGGTCGACCGGCCCGCCTCCAGCTCGTCTCGGTGCCGCGCTACCAGCGGATCAGTGTTCAACAATATCCGGTCCCGCGATATGCGTTCGGCAGCCGCCAGTTCTTCCGCTGTCGGTCCAGGCGCGGCGACAAGTGTCGGGAAGCCCTTGCCATCACTTGTCAGAACAGTGCCGCCTTTTGCGAGTGCCCGAAAGATAGCGTCGTGGTCATCCTGCGATATTTGCACGAGCTCATTTTCTGGAGGAAGAAGACACGCGGGATTCTGAACAGCAACCAAAGGAGCGGTTGCAGAGCCTTCATTTTGATCTTTTGGCGGGGCCCAGTCGGGGTCTGGCACCTGGATAGTGCGGGTGCTGTGCAGGACGTCATTGAAAAAGGCATTTTGTTTCGCACTGTAAAATATGTTCACTGACTAAAACCCCCTGGCTGTAACAATGACCACCAAGCCATCCTGGCCGACTCCGGCCCACTCCTCCATTCGCAAAGTGCACCCCGTTTGAGTGCCAGCTGAATAGACGGCCTGTCCACAAAAATTCCCTGAGCTAGAGGCCTGACGAAAGCTGATGACGGCGTGGAGGAACTGCGTTGGAAACTGAAAGGGCCAAGTAATGTTGATGAGTCTTCCATGCTGGAAGTCATTAACGGGCACCTCTATCCACTGGACTATTTCACCGGTGTCTGCGTTCTTGCTCCAGCCTGCTGGGCCAAGGGACGCCGTATCACGTGGACGATTGCCGGAGTGCCAGATCGTATGGGCCACGCTCCCCATACTCCAGCCGCCAACTTTGAGCTGATTGTCGGTGTCTAGGCCAAAATTGACTCCAAAGCTCCCTGGCCGATGAAAGCTGAGCACTGCGGCAGCGGTAGCATTTGCGCGAGCTTCAAACCCGCCAGCACTGCTGCTGGTGCCAGCAATCGTACCCGTGGTGGCACTCGTGCATGTGAGGCTTTCTCCAGGGTTCAACACCTGGCCTTTCTTGATGTAGTCAGCAAGCCCGCTATTCAGTTCGGTCTTGGTCGCGCCATCAGTAATGCCGTAACCGCCAAGGGTCGTCGCCTTGTTCGCTTTCGACGCCAGGGCATTGGTCATGGTTGTAGCGAAGTTCGGGTCGTTGCCCAACGCATCCGCAAGCTCTTTTAACGTGTCGAGTGCGCCGGGCGACGCTGCGACCAGCGCGGCCACCGCTTGATTGATCGCCGCTGACGTTTCCGGCTTGGTGAAAGCATCGGTGATGCCATAGCCAGCCAGCGTGGTCGGGTTAGCACCACTGACAACAATGCCGCGCTTGTCGATGGTCACCTGCCGGTAAGTGCCGGGGATCTTACTTGCCGGCAGCGCCGCGGCCAGCGATTCGTCGACGTATTGCCGGGTCGCCAGCACTACCGCCGGATCAATCTTGAGCACGATCTGGGCAGTATTCGACACAACAAAGTTCATGCGAATGATCTGGGTCTTGCCGGTGCCCTGGGCCAACAGAGGCTTGAAGCTCGGGGCGCAATTGGCCACCGCCACGAGATCGCCGTCTGCATCGAAAAGACCGATCTCACGAATCCAGCGCCCGCCCACATCGGACGGGATCACCTGCTCGGTGATGATGATGTTCGGGTTCGCCGGGTCAGTGCGTACCTGATTGACCGGGGCCCGGCGCCATTCGTTGATCAGCTTGGTCTGGGTCCGGTTCGGGATGGGGTCGGTGCCGTTGGCATCCCCTACCACCATCTCCTTGAAAGTCCAGGGCACACCGAGCGCCGTAGCGTTGGCTTGTTTCGCCTCGCCTACCGCCGTGAGGATGGCGAAGAACTGACTATTGGAATCGATCATGGGTACACGTCCAGGGTGTCTATTTCATCAATGCACACGACCTGGCCATAACGGCCGGTCACTTCAATATCGCGGGGTGTCGGGGGGTAAACGTCGATCACCTCGCCCTGGTCCACATAGGCGCCGTAGCCGATCACCCCGGAGGTTTCCAGGCTGATGGCCAGGCCCGTCATATGACGACTGATGGGCTTAGCGTCGTCGATTAAGCGCGTGAGTTCGGCATACATCTCTTCGGTGATGCCGGTATCCAGCACGCCGACCTTGAGAGCAAAGGTGGCCGGCTCACCAGTGGGCACCGTCTGCCACCACTCGACCACCTCGATCAGGTAGCCCAGCGGCTCCACCACCCGGCGCAACGCACCGATGGTGCCCTTGCGGGCATGGATGAAGTGGGCCGCCCGGATCGCGTTACGCTTGACCGTCTCGGACCAGCGCGGGTCCCAGCGATCCACCGACCAGGCCCAGGCCAACTGGGGCAGCAGATGCACCGGACAGGTCGCGGGGTTGTACAGGGTGCGCAGCACAATCGAGGTGTCGCCGGCATTCGCAGCCTCAAGGGCCCTTTCCAGCGGCGTGCTGTTAATCGGCAATAGGCTGGTCATGTCAGCCTCCCAGGGTGACGCTGTAGCCGGTGCAGTACGCCGCCTGGGCCCGCGTCGGGGCAATGTCCTGCCACCCTGGCAACTCAACCCGGGCCACGCCGGCCACATGCAGTTGGGCATCAATGGCTGAACGGGCCACCTCGATGCCCAGGCGCCGGCGCGGGTTGACCCAGGCGGCCAGCTTGCGCTCTGCCTCTGCCAGCGCGGCATCACTCTCCGGCCCTGGCCCCTTCATGTGCAGCACCGCGTCAATGCGATACGGCAGCACCTGGGCACTCTGGACTGTGACCCGATCTCCCAGTGGCCTCACATCCTCATCATTGAGGGCTGCCGCGACAGTCGCCAGCAGCTCGGGAGCGGCCGCGCCGTCGCCTTCCAGGCTCAGCACCGTGACCGTCACACAGGCCGGCGACGGGCTTTCGGCCTCGGCATCCGCCACCAGGGCCGAGGCATTGCGCGCATGTAGGATGTAGCTATTGCGCGGCCCGGCAGTGGTCAGTCCTTCATAGGCCAACTGGACACGCTCGCGCAGTGCGTCGTCGGACTCCTTGACCTCCTCCACCGGTGGCACTGCCTGCGGATCTCCGGGCTGGACCACCAGGCGCTGTAAGTTGACGTTGGCCGCCAGGTGATCCAAGTCCGTGCCCTTGGCGTGGGCCAACAACAGCGCCTTGGCCGCGTCGTTGACTCGGGCCCGCAGTTGCATATCCCCGTAAGCCGACAGCTCCAGCTGCTTGGTGACCGGGTCGCTCTCCAAGTCTGCAGTCCAGTTTTCGCCCATGTGCCGGCGAAAGGTTGCCAGCTTGGCCTGGTACAACGCTTCAAAGTCCAGGGCTTCCAGCACCTGCGGCGCCGGCAGTACCGACAAGTCCAGCATGCTCATGCCGTCACCTCCAAAACCGCGTTATTGCCCAGGTACTGGCCGACCAACTCGAAGCTGATCTGGCCACCCACCACCGCTACCACCCGTACCCGCTCCAGCTTCAGGCGTGGCTCCCAGCGCAATAGCGCCCGAGCCACCTCAGCCTGAACCGCGCTTTTCCAACCGCCGGTCACCGGCAAGTCGACATAGCGGCGCAGGTTACTGCCGTACTCCGGCCGCATCCGACGGCTGCCCAGCGGCGTGGTCAGGATGTCCTCGATGGACTGCCGCACATGCTCGATGCCCGACAGCGGCTGGCCGGTGCGGCGATCCATTCCGATCATCGCGTTACTCCTGCTGCAGATCCGGGTGCTTGCTCAGGTACTCCAGCGCGGCGCTGTCGCCAGCGTCAGCGGATACCTGTCCCTGGACCACGGCCAACTGGCGGCCGTCCGGCAGGATCAACACCCGGGAGGTGTAAAGCGTGTCGCGGAACACTGTAGGGCTGGCTCCGGCGGCTTCAGCAGGTAGCTTCTTGGGGGTGGACATACATTCCTCCAGGTACAAAAAAGCCGCTCTGGGCGGCTGGGTGTGAGTGACGGTCGCAGGGGTATCACTGCGGCGGTGCAGTTGAGGCAGGCCCAGGCAGCACGCCCAGGTGGGTATGGGTCGACCCGACGTTCACCCCGTTGTGCTTCAAGCTCGCGCCGTTGATTAGCACTTCGCCATTCAAGGTGATTTGCCCGGACAGCGTAATGGTATCGGCCTTGCCGGTAATGGCGCTGTCAGTCACCACCGCCGAGCTGCCACCGACCTGAATGGTCACCGTGCCGCTGGGCAGGTTGATGCTGTAGCTTTTGGCCTGCCAGTCGTAAACCAGCGAGCCGCCGTCGTCGAAGCGCCAAACCTCGACGTGGTCGCGGTTGTCAGGCTGGGGACCGGCATTGCCATACAGGCCAGGCACGAAGGTGCCTTGTGCTGGCTCGCCACTGGGGCTGATCAAAGCCCCCTGCTCACCCAGGCTCGGCGCCCGCCAGTGCCGGGCCTTGCCGGCGGCCTGGCTGTGCCAGCGCACCCAGGCGCTGGTCCAGCCCGCACCATCAGAAACCCGCACCGTCCCGCCGGCGAGATCTACACCGACCACACTGCACGGGATGATCAGGCCGGCCAGCATACGGTCGTGTTGTGCGCTGACGTAGCTCACGACAACTCCTCGGGCCGGACATCACCGACACCCTCGCCCAGATTAAACACCAACGTGCCCGGCGGCTGATCCGGCCACGGCCATTCCTCTTTGCCGAGGTAGATTCCCTGGGTCCATTCCACAACCCAGACTACATAGGTGTCCAGCTCGGGCCGCGTCCAGTCCTGGGCGGCCCGTACAAACACCGCAGGGTCCACCTCAACGCCCCACGTCTGCATACGCAACAGCACTGCAATCTGCGAAGCGGCAAAGGCGGCTTGCTGCTGGGGCTGTTCCTGCTCAGCCCCCACGATCACCCGCGCCTCAAAGCGAGCATCAAGTACGGTTTCACCGGTAAGCTGATCTTGACCCGGCTCCAGCTCCACCAACTCGATCACCACCGCCGGGATAGCCACAGACTCCTTGAACAGGTCAGGCATGGTCGCCACGTAAGCCAAGTCGGGGATGGCATCGCGGATATGCTGCTCTATCGCGCCGTATAACTGCTCCAGGCTGAAAGGTTCATCAGACACGTTTGCCACCTCGCAGGTACTTCTGCAGCTCAAAGTTCAGTTCTTGCTCAAGGATCGCCAGCAAGCGCTCGTCAGCACGCCTGACCCACTCCTCGAACGTCGGCCGCACGTCATCCAGTGACACCTTAGCCTTGGCCAGGGGAAAGCGGTCATCCTGCTCAGACACCCAACCCGACCCCGAGCCAACACCAGACACCTGACTCTCGGGGTAGTCCTTCGAGTTGAAATGCTGGCTGCTGGTCCGAATCCAGATGTCGGCCTGATTGCCATAGACCTTCTTGAAAAAGGCTCCCTGATAGCGCCGCCCCACGACCGACACACCCGACCGGCTCTGGCGGGGCCGACCGATCCGGCTCGACTCAATCGGGTTGATGCCGAACCAGAGCCTGCCCTGCCCGTTGCTGTTGACGGTGTACGCCCGCAACCGTTGACGTACAGCCCCAACCGCAATGCGCTCCTTGCTGCTGACAGCGCGGGCGATGTAAGTCCGAAGCCAACGCAAGGTCTTGTTAATCGCCCGGCGCTGGGCCGCAGCTGCGGCCTTGGGTACCACTGCAGCAAAGTCCTTGAACGCCTGCATATCGACGGCCGAAGGTTGCAGCGTGATCATGCCGTCGCTGGATGATTGTCTGACGTAACTGCCAATGCTCATGCCTTAGCCCTCAGTACCAGCGCCACCCATCCAGTCCCGCCCGGCTCCAACCGGACAAGGTCATAGCTCCCGCCGCCATCCTGGGCCGGGAGGTCTATGGAGACGTGCCGGCCCGGGGTGATGCCTGCTGCATCGCTGACGCGGATCTCAAAACGAGGCTCCCGAAGGCCCGTATTAATCCTCCCGAGTTTGGGCTGTAACCAGGGCGCAGCGAGAAAGCCAGGGATCGGCCTGTCGATGCCCTCGATTACCGCTTCATCGCCTAGGACATCCAGCAGGCGCGCATCCATCACTGCCACTTGGTCACGGAACGACATGATTAGTCGTCCTCGCCCTGGGCAGCGTCGAGCTTGCCGCGCTTGGTGATCTTGCCCTCCTCAAGCAGCAGATCCCGAACCTCGGTGCTAGGGGGCACATAGACCTCGCCTGCCCTTACAACCTCGGCGCCGTCCTGAATGCAGCCGTCCACCACCACGTATTCAACTTTCGCGGCCATGTCACACCACCTTGGCGTAGATGAAGGCGTTCGGTTCCAGCAGGCCGGCCAGGGCTGCGCTCTGCAGTTTCAGCCAGCGCATGCTCGGTTCCTGAGTCACCCAGCTTTTCGGGAAACGGGCCGCCTCGACCAAGCCGCTCTCGATGGCTTCGAGATCCTGAATCGCGCCGTACAGCATGGCGTTGCGGGTGGAAGTGGACCCCAGGATCACACCACCGGCAGGAATCAGCGGTGCCTCGTCGCCGCTGTCATCGTCCAGGTACCATTCGTTGTAGGTATACAGATCGACGCCTGGATCATTCAGGTAGCCCAGGTAAGTCACCCCATCTGGCAGCAACTCGGGCCTGATCAACCCCATGTCCACCCGGCGACTGTTGAGCTGCTTGAGGACCGTGTCATTTTTCTGGAAGGCATCCTGAGCCTCAGCGCTCAGCACAGCGACGCCAGCAGTACGGCCGGAGTCCTTGGCCACTTTGCGCTGCCATTGGCGTAGGTTAGCAATCGGGTCCGAGTCTGGGGTAATCCAGCGCCCGGCACCGAGGGTGATCTTGTGGCTGTCTTCCATCAGGAAGTCGATGGTGTCATCGACCCCCTCGCCAATGACCCGGACCTTACCCGTGGTCAACGCCTGGGCGCACATCCACTCCTCGCGGCGGATGATCTGCTCGTCGAGATCAACCAGGTCCTTACCCAACTGTTCACCGGCTCGCTGCAGTGGCGTGCGGGTAGAGAAAGGGTTTTCCCCGGGCGAACGCTTCAAGATCAGCTCAGCATTGGTCGGCAGCTTGGGCTGAATGTAGGGCGGCTCATAGGTGTTCGAGACAAAGCCTTTGCGCGACGCCACGCTGCCCGGCAGCGAAGGGTGAACGAAAGGAGCCATTTTGCGCTGGCCCTTGATGATGTCGATGGTCACCGTCTTGGTCCCGAAGGTTTCCGGCATGGAACCGTTGAAGAAGGTGTCCATCAGAAAGCGGCGCGGCGTGCGGATCTGCTCGACCGCCTGCAGCATGGTCATGGTGTCGAAAATGTCAGTCATGGTGGCTCCGTTCAACGAATGAAGATAGACAGAGGACGCAGAGCGGCCTTGGCTTCGGCCAGGGTCAAGCCCTCGCCCAGTGTGAGTTGGTTGCCCAGCACTTGGCCGGTCAGGCGAATAGGCGCGCTCTTGGCGCCGCCGGCCGTGTCAACGTCCTGATCGAGGACGGCACAGGGGTTTTGCGAGCCGTCCTCCGCCGCCGCCTTGCACAGCACGTACTCCTTGGATGCGGTCACTTGGCCCAGGACCGCCCCGGCGTGCAGCGTCTGGCCAGAAGCGATCACGCCGGCCTCCATCACCACAGGAAAGTCACCCGCCGAGATCTGGCGCGGCACATAGGTTTCGCTTTTAGGGTTGCTCATGGATGTCTCCAATTAACGGCGCGAGGCGCCTGCGACGATTGCGCTAACAGCGGCTTGGCGTTCGGCCAGCTTGCTGTCGCCAGTTGGGGTTGCGCCGGTAGCGCCCTGGGCATCGCTCTTGATGCCCTGGAGCGAGATACCGCGATCCTGGGCGGCCTTGAACAGCACCAGCGCGGTGGCCTCGACCGAGCTGCCGGTATCGATGGCCGCTTCGATCTCCTTCTCGAAACCCTTGCTGGCCAGGGCGTTGATGCCCTTGATGCGCTCACGCTCGGCCGTGGCCGTCTCGGCACGGATCGCAGCGAGGTCCGGCTGGTCGGCCTGGGCAATTTCGATGGTGTTCGGGTCGGTGCCGGCTGCCAGAGCTGCGCGCAGATCGGCCGTGGTCTTAACGGTGGTCATTGTGTGTATCCTTGGGTTGGTGATGGCCGGCTTGGCCAGTTCGGTGATCAGGGCTTCCAGCGAGCCCACGCGGTGGGCCAGGCCGTGCTTGACGGCATCGGCGCCGACACGCAGCCCCCCGTGGTCGCCCATCTCGGGGACCTTCTCTGCGGCGACGCCCAGGTTGCGGGCGACCTTGCCCACAAACACTTCGCCCAGGGCATCGATGGTTTCGCCGATCTTGGCGCGGCCCTCTTCAGTCGAGAGGTCAGGACGCTTGTTCGGCGCGTCGCGGCTGACGATCTGGTAACGCTTACGTCCGGTGGCGTTCTCGTTCTCGACCACAGCCTCGACAACAACGCCGATGCTTCCCGCCAGACTGGCCTCATCGATCACGATCTCGCTGGCGGCGGATGCGATCCAATAGCCGGCGCTCGCCCCCGTGCCGCCGATGTAGGACACGATGCGTTTGCGGGAGCGACCGGCGAAGATCATTTCCGCCAGCTCGTTGATACCGGAAGCGACACCGCCCGGGCTGTCGATGTTGAGGACAATCGCCCTGACCTTCGGATCATCCAGCGCACGCTGAATGTCGGTGGCCAGGACCTGGGTGCTGGTGGCACCGCTGATCTCGGTGAACAAGTTCGCGTAACGGAAGATCGGCCCAATGACCGGCACTACCGCCACGCCGTTGCGCAGGGTGACCTGGCGGGTGTTTTCCAACCGCTCGCCGCGCTTGGCCTCCAGCGCCATCGGATCGCCCATGCGATCAGAGATGGTCAGCAGGTTATCCAGAGCGGCAGGCAGCATCAGCCAGGGCTGCGAGGCAGCCAGCTCAAGTGCTCGCGGCATGTCTATTCCTCTTCGGGGGTAGGCTCGGGCGGGTTTTCCAACCCACTCTTGGGCAGGGCCTGCAGGTTGTGTTTCCGGCGTTGGTCGACCTCGCGCACGCGCTGGCGGAACACCTGCTGCCAGGGCTCGCCGGTCATTGCTGCTGTCTCCAGGGTTTCGTTGCTAACGCCGATCTCGATGCGCTTGCCGGCGGCATTGGCCTCTTTCAGCTCATCGATGGCACCACGGGCCGGACCGATCCAGATGGCCTGGCAGTAAGCCTTGCGCTTGGCTGGGTCACCGTAGCCGGGAAGGTCGATCAACCCTCGGGCCACCGCCTCATCGATCACCAGCTCGCGACTGGGTTGGCAGAAGTCGCAGGCCAGCCACCAGCGGCGCAGGCTGTAGAAGCGCCACGCCTGCAGCATTGCAGCCCGGGCGGCGCTATAACTGCTGCTGTAGTGCAGCAGCAACTCCTCCAGCGGCAGCTCCAGAGCGGCACCGATCTCCTTGACCACCGCAGTGAAGAACGGATCGAACTGTGCGTTAGGCCGGCCGGGGTTGGCCGTAACGGGCTCCTCACCCACTCCAAGGTCAACGATTGCACCCTCGCCGAGACTCAGCTCACCATCAGAGGTGTTGTCGCCATCAGGGCGCTCTTCAGAGAGCGCCGTCATCGGCAAATTGCCCGCCGAGAAGGCGTCACCCTTCTTGATAAATACGGTGAACATGGCCGAGACCACCGCCGCCATCAGCTCCGCGCTGCTGTAGCGCTCCAGCTTCTGCAACGGCTCCAGCACCGGGGCCAGGTAGGGCATACCCCGCTTCTGCCCGGGCCGCTCCTTATCGGCAAGGACATGCAACACACGACGTCGGCCAGTCTCGGCACCGAACGCGGTAAGGCGTTCCCAGCCCAACGTTTTGCCCGCCAGGTGTTCACCGGGATAGCCGGTGCAGACGTGATAAGCGACCGGCGCACCCAAGGAATCAAACTCGACCCCATCGACCAGGTCGGCCCGGTCCATACCGCCGTTTGGATTGCTGACCCGATCCGACTCGATCAGCTGCAGGCGCGTGCTGAAGATGCACCCAGCCCGCTCTTGGTCCGGGCTGGCCACCAGCACATCACCAGCCACCAACGAGGACACCAGCACCAGGGCCTGCAGTTGATAGTGGTTCAGCGTCGCCTCCGCGTCGCACTCCCGAGGATCGTCGGCGTACAAGGACCACAATCGATCTAGCCGGCCGTTCAGCTCATCCGCCTCCTCTTCACTCAGGCCCAGCGCCTCGTTGTCGACCTGCGCCCGGCAGACCAGCCCGGTGCCCACTACGTTGGTACGCAAGCGCGTGATGGCCGCTCGGGCGACCAAGTGATTGCGCATGGCATCGCGGGAGCGCGCCACCAGCATGCGCCGCTCGCTCTGGTTGAAGTCACGGCGCGGGCTGCCCAGGCCAGGGATCCAGCTGGCCATGCTACGCAGCACGCGGGAGGCTCCGCGCCAGCGGGTTTCAACGCCGCCACCCCCACCCTGAGCGACGATCTGCCGATCATCGGTCGAGGCCCTGGCAACCCGGATAGCCTCGCGCATCAGCTGCTCAGGTGCGGACTCACGTGTACGGAATGGCCACATGATCAGATCCCCACGTAAGAAACGCGGCTACGGCCACGCCCCTTGAGCGCGGCCTGCTCGCTAGCCACCTGTTCGGCGTACTGTTTCTCCAACAGACGCAAGCTGTTGAGTTCCGCCAGTTGTACCTCGCGATCCGCTCGGCGCAGGCGCTGACCGGTTTGCAGGACGGCCGAGATCGCCGCCCGTACTTCCGCAAGGCGTTGTTGTGCTTCTGTCATGGTGAACCTCGGTTAGCCGACGCGGCTCCGGGTGCCCCTGCCGCGAGAAAGTGCGCGACGAGGAACCGGGGCTACCGCCTGCTCAGTGGTAAAGAGGGTGGGCTGAAGCAGTTGCTGCTCCAGCTGGTCCCATTCGTTGTCGCGCAGCAGGTGGGTCTTCAGGCTACGAGCGGCGTGCAAGGCATACACCTCGCAGTCCAGGGCTTCGTTGCGCCGTCCGGCCTTCTTCTGCCACACCATCCGACTGGGGTTACGCGGGTGCGGGGCCAGCACTTCGTTGGTGAGCTGCTCGTAATAATCAGAGCGGATCTCGCTGTACCAGTGCATCCGGCCCGGGCCGTTGCCCTTGAGCCGCATCCGGCCATCGATCAGCGTCTTGGCCTTGTGCGTGCCAACGATGAACACCCGCAGGCCGTACTTGGCGGCCTTGGTGTTGTCCTGGCTGGTGTCTGCCGACTGGGCCGGCTTGGTGAAGATCTCCCGGTCGCGGCTGTCGATGGACGCGCCCTTGATCGCCATGATGTTGAAGCGTTGCCGGTCACGCACGTAGGTGTACACCGCATCACTGGTGTTACCGTCCGAACTGTCGAGGCTGACCGCCGAAACTGCGAGCTGTGCGCCACCTTCGACCGGAATCGGCGTGGCAATGATCTTGTCCAGTTCGGACCAGACCGGGTCGTGGGGGTCGATGGGGTTGCCGGGCAGCTCGCCCCAGTACAACCGCCACGACTCCTCGCCCCTGCCCCAGCCCACGATCACCAGCGCCAGGCGGTCGCCCTGAACGTCCACCCCGACCGTGACCAGCAGCACGCCTTTCGGCGCGGTCAACTCGGCGTAGGGTTCGGCTCGTTTTTCCAGCTCATCGGTCTTGGGCGCGTTGCCCTTGTACTCGTAGCTTTCACCCATGGAGCTGTTGGTGAAGGCGATCATCGGCCCGATGTTGCCCTTCGACGCTGCATGCTCAGCCTGCAGCTTCTTCTCCATCAGCACCTCGAACCGCGAGCCGTGGAACGTGGCATAGAGTTCGTTGAGGATGTAGCCCGCGATACCGCGAAACTCGGCCGTCGCCTCCCAGCGCCCGTGCTTGAGGTTAGCGTTCTTCTGGTGGTCATCCCAGATCGAGCCGCAGTGCGGACATGAGTAGTAAGCTGTTTCGGGCCGTCGCTTGCCGTAGACCTCGTGGAAGTAGCTGGGGTCTTCGTCGCAGTGCAGGTGCTCGAAGCTCAGTGCGTGCGACTGTTCGCAGTCGTGACACGGCACCAGGCCCACGCGCTTGTCCGACAGTTCCAGCTCCGCATCGATTGCCGACAGCCCCTTGATGGTCGGGGTGCCGCCGATGATGATCTTCGAGCGGCGGAAGGTCTTGAGGCGTTCCTTGGCCAGCTTGATGCTGTCCCCCTGCCCCCTCAGGTTTAGGTTGCAGTCGTCCGGCTCCTCCACGGCGACCCGTGGCACAGGTGTCGACTTCACGCTGGCCGGGCTGTTGGAGCCGACCATCTTGAGGAAGCCGCCCGGGAAACGCTTGAAGTCCTGGCGCTGCTGCAGCTTGCGGCTACGCAGGTCGACCTTCTTGCGCAGCCGTGGGGTTGCCTCGATCATCGGCTCCAACTTCTCGGCAACGTATTGCTTGGCGGCCTCGGCCTTGGGAAACAGGATCAGGATCGGCGACGGGTCCAGGTCGATCCATTTGCCGATGGCGTTGCCCATCACGCCCGAGGTCCACGCCACCTGGGCCGATTTGCGGCCGACGATCTCGACGACGTTCGGATCGTCCAGGGCTTCCAGCGGGCCACCCGGCCAGATCAGGTGGGGCGTCTTGTCGAACCGGTACTTGCCCGGCGTGGCCGACTCTTCTGGCGACAGCCAGCGGAACCGGTCCGCCCACTCGATAACGCTCATCCGTGGCGGCGGTGCCCACTTGCGGCACGCCCGGCGCATGGCCTTAATCGCAGTCTTCCTCAGCGCCCTCCGTGTCGCCTTGCTGGTCATGATCCCAATCGAGATCGGCATCGTCCTCTCCATAGGCTGACAACCTCCTCAGTATCGATTCGATGGGTTCGCGGATAAGTTGTTCATCCACCTCAACCCCGTATCGGGCCGACAAGGTCGCCGCCAGTTCATCGGGAAACGTGTTGAGCAGTTCGATCTTGGCGGAGGTGATCACAGCCTCGAAGCGCTCGACCATCTCCGCCTCAATCACAACCTCGCCCAGGTCCTTGGCCAGCGCCAGCTCTTCGCGGTCGCCGCGTATCCTGTCGAGCCGGTCCCGGGTGGATTCCTTCTTGCCATTCAGGGCGGCTTGGTGAATCAACCATTCGATCACCGCCTGGGTGTCGTACTGGTTTTCGTTGCCCCGCCCTAACCCGAACTCAATCACCGGCATCCCGTCGTTCTGCCACCGGCTCAGGGTGCGCTCATCGCGACCGACGATCTCACTAAGCTCGGGCTTGCCGACTGTCTTGCCCATTGTTAAGTCCTTGAAAAGACGGACATCCCTGCACTGATCTCAGCTGCAGGGAAACCGCGAGTTCGCTAACCCGTGTAGGGGCCGGCCCCGGGGGAGGACCCAAAAATCTGAAAATTCGGCCCGGCTCGCCGGGGCCTCGCCCCTACCATTCAGGCCGTCCCGCCGCTGGGTGGCTGCTCCGAGACGCCGATCCGCTTTGCCGCCCACCGCTCGTACAAGCCAATGGCAACATCCGCCCCGGCCATCGCCGTCAGGCAGCCAAAGGCACCCGCAGTCCAGACCGATACACCGGCGCCGATCAGCAGCATCATTGCCGCCATCCCGCAGACGATGCAGGCACCGGACCGCAGCGCGAGACGCCGAACCAATGCCCAACCTCGCGCTCCTTCCTTGTCTGCCCGCCACATCTCCCCCGAAACGCCGCCCACCAGGGCCAGGACGATCACTAACCAGATCGGCATCTCTGCCAGTGCTTGTTGCTCGTTCGTCATCGCCCGCCCCTTAAACGCAAAAACCCGGCGCAAGGGCCGGGTTTGGTGTGTGGATGCCTGCCGCTCTCTGCGGTCGCACCTATCGAAGATGGCTACTTTTTACAGGTGGATTTTACTGGCAGCAACCCTGTTTTAACGCCACCCGGTGAATGTCTAGTGAACGCCTAGGCAATGTCGGCGAATATCTTTATTTCGGCTATCAGCGCCTTTGGCGCTGTCCTGCCTGTCCCACTGATAGTGAGTCAGGCAGGACAGCTACAGGCCCCGAAATACAAAGCTCTGCCCTACTGCCCTACCTCTATCTTTCCTTTCTCGCCTGTAAGAAGAAATTGAAAGGCACGCGTGCGCGCCCAAGGCGCGTAGTGTGTGCCCGCTGCGCTCATGTGTGCGCATGACGCGCTGAGAGGTTGGACAGTAGGACAGCCCACGAATGACAAGGCCCGCGCTTGTCCTGCTGCGTTAAAGCGCAGTCGGACAAGGCGAGCCAGTAGGACAGCAGCAGACGTAGCCAGGGCGAGGCTCAAGCAGCCCTCCCCATGAGCAAGCCGTCGATGTACACGTGAGCCTCATGCAAACGCAGGTAGTACGTCCTGGCACTACAGCCGCAGTGCAGCATTTTCTGCGAAAGCAGGCTGTCGTGATTGCAGTAATGCTCCATCACCACCAGGGCCAGCTCGGGCGGCAGGTGTTTGTTGACGATCAGCTCGATATCGGCCGATTCATCCAGCAGCACCCGACTGCCACGGGTTCCCCGTATCAGCTCGCCTTTGCACGCCATCAGCATGGCAATCATGTTGCCGCCGCCCGCACTACCGATGGCCAGGGTCGTGGGCATGTGCAGATCCTGGGCCCAGAGCTTGAGCATCTCGTCGATTCGCTTAATCAAAGCAAGGCTCCTCCTCCATCGGCGCCACCTGCAATGCAGATCCGCGCCCCCAGTTGGTCGGCTTCTGATAGGCCCATGGGCGTATACCACTCTTCGCCAACGCCGGCATACGCCTCTTGCGCCACCCCAGCCGATGCATAATCGCACCCACGCGCATCTGCTCCGGCTTCCCCCAGTGGCTAGGATCAATCTTCAGAACCTCGGACAGGATCTGACTGCCGGTGGTGGTCTCTCCCAGGTGCGACTCTTCCAGCCACTTCAGAATTGGCACCTCCCATTCATCCACCACAAAGCGCTCTTCCTGCGCCTCGGCGAACAACGGCGCTTCGTCGCGGATCACCCACCAGATATCACCCGCCTGATAGCAGCACATCGCCTCGGCCCAGAGCTGATCGCGGATCTGCCGCAGTTGCTCCAAGTCCACCTTGGTACAAGCCACCGGCCAATAACGCCGGTTGCCGGTGGCGTCCTTTAGGTATTCATCTTGGTTGGTGGTGCCCACGAAAACACACTGGCGTGGCACGTCCATCGTTCTGCGGCCGTAGCTCTCGCGGTAGGTGTCCACCGAGGCTGAGAAAAACTGCTTGGCCTTGGTCGACTCGGCTTTGTTGAAGCTGTCCAGCTCGCCCAGTTCGATGATCCACTTGCCCCGGATCGCCTGGAACGCATCCTTGTCGCCCAGGGTAAACGGCGTATCCATAAACCACGAACCGCCGAGAATGCTCATCGCCGTCGACTTACCGGCGCCCTGGGCACCTTCCAAAATCATCACCGAGTCCGCCTTGCACCCCGGCGCCATCACCCGGCCCACCGCCGAAACCATCCAGCGCTTGCCGACCTTTGAGCTGTAGTCGGTCGGTTCCACACCCATGATCTCGGTGAGCCAGGAATCAAGCCGGGGCACGCGGTCCCACTCAAGGCCGCGCAGGTAATTGCGCACCGGGTGAAACGCTCGATAGTGCGCCACCACGCTCACCGCCTCGATCACGTTGCCGACCTTGACCCGCAGGTTGTACTGCTGCGCGAGCCACTTCATCACCAGCATGTCGTCGATGTCGGCCCAGTCGCCGGAGTCGCCGCCATAGGGCGGTACCCGCAGCTTGACGATCTTGGCGCTGAACGAACAAAAACCGATCACCCCGGCCCAGCGCTCATCGTTGCTCAGGATCAGTTCAACGTTCTGCATATGCGCGATCAGCATGCCGCTGTCGCTGCGGGCCAACAAATCCCGCCAGCCGCCCGCGGCGGGTGGCCTGACCACCGCCAGTACCTGACGACGCACCGCCTCCAAACCTTCGGCGCAATGCAGGTCGTTGAAGTCGGTCCACTTGATCTCCCGCTCGCCGGAAAAGATCGGCGCCACCACCTGGCCGCCGACCACCGCCGCTGCGTTCTCCGCTCGTTCCTTGCCGGGATTCCAGGGCTCTCCGTTAGGACGCGTTGTCTTCCAGTCATCATCCCGGCAGACAATGATCGGACGGCCCGGGAAGCGCTCACGCATCGCCTTGGACACCGGCATGAGATTGCCCGCATCAAAGGCGATGGCCACGGTCAGCGAAGTCGCCATATGCAGGCTGACGCCGGTCGCGTACCCCTCGCAAACCAGAATCGGTTCACCCGGCTCCGGGTGTGGACCGACCAAATGAAAGGCCCCATCCTTCGACATCCCGTAAGGCCAATAGGACTTGTCGCGGCCAGTGTTCTGCTGCTTCTCAGGATAGATAACCTGCAGGCCCACAATCTGGTCGCGCACGTTGCTCATGGGCACCAGAAACGCCCCCGAGCGCGGTGCATAGCGCACACCGAAACCAACGATCTGCTTTCGGTCCAGGTAAGCGCTTTTGCCCTTCTCCGGCATACGCTTGAACAACCCGGCGGCACGCTTTGCCGCACGACGCGCTGCATTAGCCGCCACTTCCGCCGCCCTGCGCTTCGCCTCTTCCTGCCGGGCGCGCATCACCTCACGCTCCTCGCTACTCATCCGGCCGGGTTTGACCTTGATCTTCTGTGTCACACCCGAACGCCAGTCGCCAAAGCTGCCGAAGATCAGGGTTTCGCCCTTCTCGGTGTAATGCTCATGCACCACGTACCAGCCGTTTTTCTCCTTGCCCTTATCCTGCGCCGTCTTGCAGCGGGTGAGCTTGCCGAACACCAACGGCTGCGCGGGCTCCAGGCCGTAATCGGCGAACTGCCCCAAAACCTCATCAAGCATGGCGGGCCCTCCGCACTTCATCAATCTCCTGACAGGTCACGCACAAGGTGCATCCGGGCTGCGCCAAGCGGCGCGCTTCGGGAATAGGACCGTCACAGTCTTCGCAGATGAGGAAGGAGTGCGCCGCCAACTCAGGTCTCAGCAACTGACGCGCCGCAAGCGCTTGATCGAGGCGCTCTTGCACCAGATCGTTGGCAAAATCCGCAATGTCAGCCATGGTCCGCCCCCCGAGTGGTCTGGTTGACGTAGGAGGCACGGTTAAACATGCCCAGCAGCCCCTGTATGCCGCGAAACACCTGCAGGCGGATTTCGGCCAGCTCAGCATCACTCACCACGCCATCACCGATGCTCTTGGCCCAGGTGTCGGCCAGGTCGGCAACCTGACGAAAATACACCGCGATGCCCGTGGTCAGCGTCTCCGGCATGTCGTTGGTGTAAGCCTCGGCCAACTCCTGCCAGATCGTGTCCCCTACCAAGGCATGCACCGCATCGAGAATGCGCCGGTCCTTGGTCAGCTCAAGAATCTCTCCGAATTCTTGAATGTTGATGCTGTGGCTGGGGTGGGTTGGAGAGAGCTTGTGCTGCAGCGTGGTTGGGTTGCGGCCGGTGGTGGCGGCGATGGCAGCGGCGCCACCGGGATAGTCCCGGGCAGCATGGTAAAGCGCGAGATCGAGCGGCAAGACTTCCCGCTTGGCCCGCTCAACAGAGTTCAGAGCAATACGGCTCATGGCATTAATCCTTAAAAGTTGCCAGTGCCGCGCAGCATGCAGTGGTGATACATTTACTGCGTGGCTTGTAAGGGCCCAAACGCCGGCTAGATCCTCAAGATCGACACCAGCACCGTGCCGAGGCGAACAATCCGTTGTTCACCTCTGGCGCAACAGCTGCCCAATCTGTGGTGGAGAAGGCAGCAACCCAAGGCTCCGAGCCTTGAAAGCGCGGTTGAAATAGACGTTTTTGCATGTGGTGTGCGCGCCTACCTAAACCGCGACCCGGCGACACTGTGGTGGTGTGTGCTGGGAGGAACTGGGCGATCTTTGGATCGCCTTTTTTCTAAGCTGCTTGAGTTACACCTAAATCAGGCGGAAAAACGTCATCAAGCGAACATGCAGCACCAAGCTTGTTTAGCGCACGAACAATTGCCCGACACTCCGAAAGCCCAGCATTGCGCCGCCCGGCCTCGTAATTGCTAACACGCGTCTGCGTCCAACCAAGCTCAACCACCAAATCTCTTTGCCTAATACCTGCTTTCTCTCGGTGCTCAGCAATACGGTTCATAAGGGGTCTCCGATAACACGGGGCAATCTTAAGCACGAAACGTGAACTTTTCAACACGCAAAGTGTGAAAAATAAATTTCATATCGTGGTAAAAAAAGCACATGAACACACTAGGCAATCGCATCAAGCAATTAAGAAAGGCTACCGGCATGAGCCAACAGGCTCTTGCTCATGCCTGTGGGTGGGAGTCCCAATCTCGTATTGGCAATTATGAGAAAGGAACACGCCAACCTAATCTGCAAGATTTAGAAATACTTGCTACTGCCCTCGGGGTGTCATTACCCGACCTGGTAGCGGGCCGCGATCGATCCGAAATTGAATCGTTACCCGAGCACATCCAAGGCCGTGTTCGCTCTGAGGATCGAGCTGTCAGGGAGTTCGGCCGCTCTAGCGATAAAGGGCAGCCTGTAAGCAGCAATATAGGATGGGCAAAAGACGGGACAGTGCCCGTTACAGGCAATGCTCAGTTGGGTAATGAGGGCTATTTCGAAGAGCTCGCCCTGCCACCAGGACATGATGATGGATATCTGAATATCCACAGCGATGATCCTGATGCTTATGGGCTCAAAGTGACAGGCGACAGCATGTTGCCCCGAATAAAAAACGGGGAATTTGTCCTAATTGAGCCCAACAAAAGCTTTTACAGCGGTGATGAGGTGATGGTCCGAACCACATCGGGTAGAACAATGATCAAAGAGTTCATATACCTACGTGATGGGATGTACAGGCTCGACAGTATTAATGGTCTGCACGCCCCCATTCACGTGCCAAAAGAAGACGTTTTAGACATTCACCTTGTAGGGGGAATTTTGAAGTCATCACGCTTTCTCCATAATTCGGCCGACATTTAACCACACTGCGTATTGACATCGACAAACACATTACGTGATATTTGCCTCACTCTTCCACCACAGAGCGAGGCAATACCATGCACACCACCGCGACACTGCACGTCCATCCGGCATGTGCCAGAAACCCAAAACTGATCGAGCAGCTGCAATCCAACACCGGCTGCCTGGTTGTTCTTCACGACAGAAAACTTAAGCTCGTGGCAAAAAGCCGCAGACCCTCCCCCTTCGATCCGAACGGCGGAGGCAACGCGGCATGAGCAAATTCAGAGTCGACAACCGCACGCTGCAGTTGCTCAAGGCCCAGGTCAACCTGAGCGAAACCTTCCACCACACCCTGCGCAATTCACCACAGCGCACAGCGTTGAAGCTTCGGCTGAAGGTTGACCGCAGCCCGGCAGACACCACTTTTGTTATCGAGGTCGGCAGCGAACGCCACACGCTGACTCTGGCCAACGACAAGAAAGCCCACCTGAAGCTGGCTGACTTCATCGAAGAAATCGCCAACGGCCCAATCGATCCTAACGCCGAGCTGGCTCCACCACGGCACGCCGAGCGCGTGTTCGGAGCCTTCAGCGTCCAACAGCGCGAGCAGGTGTTTGGCGTGGTGTGCCTGGGTGGCTTCCTCGATCTGGATCTCGGGTTTGAACTGCCGATTCGTCTGGCTGTTCACCGCACGCGAACGCGCAGGGGCGTCACCATTATCCTGAGCATCGGCGTCAAAAGCCCACGAACCAAGTGTTTCACCGTCTCGGGCAGCGACGTGCAGATGTACCAGGACGTCTGCGAATCCATCCTTCACTTGGCAGCGCTGGCTACTCCCGCCGCGCACGCGGCTTAGGAGGTGGTCATGGAACGCAACCTTGAAAAGACCGCCAAGTACTTCGGCCTCACCCGTCCTGTCCTGATCAAGCTAATGCGCGAAAAGCACCTACTCACCGAACACAACCTGCCGGCCTTCCCGGTGCGGGATCGCGAGTACCTGCGCATTAAGGACGGCAGTTGGTACCACGACAGACTCGGCATGCAGTACAGCCAGTCAACACGGGTACGGCAGGCCGGCATCCCCTGGCTAGCCGAGCAACTGGGCCTCGCCCTGCCCGCCATCCCGGCAGACCGCCGTGACGTGGCCTAGGGAGTACGCCCGCCAGATCATTGCCTTACGGACCAAAGAGGAGCGCAACGCTGCGCTCCTTGAGGTACCCGAGCATCTGCGCGAGCTGACCAAAGCCCACTGCCTGATCACCTGGAACCACCCGAAACGCCGCCAACGCATGGAGAGCCAGCAAGCCAATGAGTAACGCCAACCAGACCCCGTTGCGCCTGATGCCAGCACCGGAAACCGCCACCGTCGAGCTGCTGTATCGCACCTTCGGCGATGTACTGATCCCGCTGGAAAAGATCCGCGTGCAGTACTTCCGCAACCTGAACGAACAGTCGTTTGCGGCCGAGATAAGCAGCGGCCGCATTCAACTGCCTATCACCACCCTAGACAACAGCCGCAAGGCCCCGAAGTACGCACACATCCGCCACGTTGCCGCACTGATCGACATCCGCGCCTACCGGGCAGATGAAGAACACGCCAAGCAACAGCACGACGCCAACGAGCACGACCAATAACCCAACGGCTGCCACCACCAGCCAAACCCACCGGAGCACACCACATGACCCATATACAGATCATTGCCCTGATCGGCCTGATACTCACCGTCGCCCTACTCTACTGGGCCGGTTACCTGATAGGCCGAAGCAATGGCCGAGAGGCCGGGATCGAGGAAGGCAAAGCATTTGCCGAAGCGGACAACGCGAGAGCTCTGCGCGAGCTGACAACCGCCCTCAAGTTCATGCGGGCCGATAACCAACGGCTTGCGGAACTCCACGAACGCCTGCAGGACAGCCAAACCCTCAAGCCAGCACATCGGAAGAGCTTACTGGCCATCGCAGATCTGCTGCGCATCGCCGCCGACACCTTCAGCGCCTTCAAAACAGGGAAAAAGCTCGAAAGAGACTCGCGCTCACTGCGCGATCAAGCCCTGGCCATGGCCGCCCTAGTGGAGCCAGCAGCACAGGAGAAAGCCGCATGAGCCGCCCACCCGTATTGCTACGCCTTACGCCACAGGCCGCCGGCGAGCTGCACCAGCAGTACCAGAAAGCCAACGCTGAACTGCGCGCCCTGACCCGCTACCGGAAAGAGTTTGAACGGCAGGTAAAGACCCTGATCGGGAGCGAGGCTTTCCGCCGGCTGCAGAAGAACACCGACAACGCGCTGTTACTGGCCGACCTGGCCAAGGAGGTCGCGTGATGGATCACAAGATCGAGACGCCAGAGAAAAGCGGCATGCAGGTCGAACAGATCCACCACCAGGGTAAGGCCGCTTTGCTCTGCAACGCCCGCAGAATCGCCACGCCTGTAAACAACAGCCTCTGCTGCGCAGCAGCAGGCATTACTACTCTTTGCTGCAGCACCAGCGAGGCGCTTACACCCCAGGAAAAGCTGCGCGAGGCAGTCAACCCTGATGCAAAGCTCATCACTCAGGAACGCCCGCCCGCGCAGCCTGTTGTGGGGTTTAAGCCCTCCCCTAACAGCGACGAACGAACCGAATACGAGAAAGAGTTACCGATACCAGAAGGACTGCAGAAATGTGCAAACCGCAACACGTACATTCGGACAACCGGGTCGAGCCCATCCAACACGTTCACCCGCAAGCATTACGCAGATAGAGCAAAATTCACAGCAAAGCTATGGCGAGCACGGAAGAGACCCATTTTAGATTCTCTGAGACTTAGCCACATCTCTCTGGCGATGAATACTCGGCAGGAGAGATCATGAACACACTCTTTTTACTGATGGCGCAGTATCAAGGACAAGCAGTCATACCAATCGGTCAAGTGTGTACCGACTACATGGGTTTGACGATTGAAAAATTCAAACTGAAGTGCTCATCTGGCGAGATAGATATACCAATTGTTCGATTGGGGGCAGAATCTCAGAAAGCAGCACTGGGCGTACATTTGGTGGATTTAGCAAACTACATTGATCAACAAAGAACGAAAGCCAAATCAGATCACGAGAAGCTAATGGGAAGATAACGACTGGCCTCTATAAGCAGGGTGTAGATTGAAACGTCTACACCCTGCTCTTACAGAACTAAGCGCGAACCGCTAATAGTTGCTTCACTTTAACGTGCTCGTCTCTAGCCCAAGCTTCATAGCTATCCACATCATATCGCGCGGACCTCATCAGATTTACAGATGAGCGAAGGACCTCTTCAAAAGCTTCATCATTTGCAAGGTACTGATCCACGTCTACAATCTTCGAGATCGAGTCAATGACGGATAAACGACATTTACTTATTGTGGTATCGGCATCTTCGCTATTTAGATTAACACCACCAGCCAGACCAAAAGCATCAAGCGCCTTCGTCGGCATCTTCGTACACCAAAATCCGAAAGAGATCATATCGCACGTCGATTCCGGATCGAGCAATACGTTGTAGCCGAACAATTTCAGCATCTTCGACTTGTATGCAGGAGTCTCAGCCGTCAAGGCGCTCAAAACCCATTTACCGATCCCTGCACTAACCAAATTATTAAAAGAAGCCGGGCCAACTTTAGATTTATCTATTCGCCGACCAACCAGTACACCTTCACCGAAAACTTTCAGGTCATTACACCTATCATAAACAGCCTGATCAATATCAAAAATATCTTCCAAAACCTTCACAAAACGCTCAAAAGTCTCGGCATGCACCATATCTCGATTTGTGCGGGTAGTAATGAAAAACAACCAATCCTCAGTGCGGTTATCTGCTTGATACCTCAACAGCTCAAACAAGGCTTTATAGTAGTTACTTTCATTCTCTTTAGGAGGGGACTCCAAAAAGCTCCCACACAAATCAATATTAATCACATCGTACGTAGATGCCTGCTTAATAACTTTCTGATAAGCAATTGAATTTCTATTCGACAAGCGCTCTAACTGATCGCGATATACATCGGATGAGGGATCTATATATTTCAGACCGCGCAGTTCATCCAGAGATATAAGCTGATCCATTGTTGACTCTTTATCCTCAACCGCAATGGCGTTAAGGCCGGTAAACCTAATACTAACCTCCTTATCCGCACAAGCAGTATAAAGTGATCGCACATCAAGCAGGTCTGGCCCAGGAAGGCTGAGGTACTCCAACGACCTTGCCTTAGCTTTAAGATCCAATGCATCAACGAGACTAACTATCACACTATTCCACTGATTGTTTCTAATGTATTGCTTCCTCGGCTTATGCCAAGGTAAAAACTTTGTCTTTAAAGAAACTTTGGCATGAGCAACATCATCATAACCAAGATCTGACTCCAGCTCGTCACCGCGATCCATGCCTATCATTTCTTAATATCCAAGAGAAAGATTTTACCAATAGCACTTATAAGCTTCTCTACTTCCGAAGGACTCAAACTCGATAACAGACCATATGATTCTAGAATATTAGCGACGGCGACAAGTTTTTCCTCATGCAGCCCCATCCTCGCCTTTTCTGTGCTAGTGACCGGTCGAGCCGAGGAGAACACAACACTTCGATCGACACTTACCGACCCCGGCTCATCCAAAAGCGAAGGCTGCTCACCTTTTACCGATGAATAAAAACTAACTTTTTTAGTCTCTGTAAAATACTCGACTATGGAGTTTATGTTCGCCTTAATCTCATCAATTTTCGCTTTATTCTTTACTGTTGCATCATCCTTATTCAGAGCCTTACTTTTGCTCATGAATTGTCTGAGCGCATTATGCATCCACTTTTTTAAATACTGATAATGCGGGTGAGCAATATTAAAAGATTCACGATCAATATTTAAAGCAGAGTCAAGACCTTTTACCGCAAAAACCTCACCGGTAAGCTGTCGCAACCTCGTCTGCTCCGAAATTTGATATTCCAAAAACGATTTATCAAAAAGAGTTCCATTGGCGCCATTGATGCGAATTAGACAGCCATTATGCTCCAGCGGAACAACTTTATGATTCCAGAGCATGTAGTATTCAAATTCAAGCTCGCCGCCCCTGTAGCTCTCAGGGACGCTGCTTAGCGAGGGGTTAGCACTACCCACAAACATGAGCTGGCCCTTCTTTCTATCCGCCTCTCCTGCGATAGAAATTGGCCTACGCAACTCTACATCGTCAATAATTACCAAAAACGGAAGTTCACTTTCAGTGCGCTTAGCCGAGAAACCCAGTTTAGACTCGATTGTTTCAGACTCCGTCAGCTCAACCTTTGTCGCTGCAGTGCCTCGCCCCCCATTGCTAATCAAATAGACATCAACATTGTCGGACGCTTTAACGTCAAAAGGGTGCTTTTCGATATATTGGACTGGAACCGAAAGACTAATCGACCATATCATTCTCAGATACTCGTCCAAACATTCCTTCAGCTTTACATTACCTCGCTTCGCGTCTACCGTCAGCTGAGTAACTTCCGATACAAGCTTTTTAAACCGATCTAAAGGCCTATCGACAGGCAACCAAGGCAGTTTTGCCGTAGTAATGAGTTTCTCGGAGTCGGCAGGGTCAACTTCACCAATATGAAAGTCTGGAACCCGAGGCAACTCTTTTAACTCTTCCTCAAGGTCAAACTCTACTTCCTCAGCCTCGTCTTCGCCCTCACCTGCTTGACGCTCATACTGTATTGCATTCCAAAGTAGTTTAGACTGCAAGCTTTCTCGAACAAAAGGACGCACTTTAAGTAACGTAATTTCCGTTCCAGAATGCTCAATATCTTCGGCCGGTACGTATGTAATTTCAGCCTTACCCGTTACATAGGTATCTTCATCGATATCAGCAACAACCTCGGACTGAGGACGTAGAATAATGTCGCAAACCAGGCGCTTATTAGCACCTTTGATCTTCGAAACGATGACAATATGATGGGTAATTTGCGATACAGAAAACAAACCGATGCCTAGTTTACCGATCAATCGCCGCCCGCCGGGGCTTAAATTCTTATCAGCCTCACTAGTTACATCGTGAAACTTACCATCTTTACTACGCTTTAAACTACCGCCGATATTACAGATAATGTGCGCCAAGGTATTTTCATCTAAACCATGACCATTGTCTCGAACAACTATTTTTGAAAATCGTGGAGCATCAGTAAAAACCCTGACCTCTGTCGCATCTGCATCATATGAGTTCGCGATTAACTCGCGCAGCGCTGAAGCGGGCTCTCGATAGATGCCGTCTGTGATTCTAGCAAAAACACGCTCATTAGTTTTTAACGTCGCCACAACAGGCTCGTCGTAAAACTTCGTTTTCGATAATTGCTCCCGAAGCTCTAACTCTTCTTCGGAAAAGTTACTTTTTCTACCGAGGTCTTCCATAACCGTCTCGTCCTACAATACTTGTTCCATGATGGATTGTGCTATTCTTTCCGCGACCGGAGGTGGTACAGCATTGGAAACCTGTTTGACTTGCTGACTCATGTTTCCCTCCAGGACATATTTGAAAGGGAAACCTTGCAGCCGCATAGCCTCATAAATACTTAGACGACGCTTACCATTTGGATGCACGTGTATCTCACGATTTCCATAGGCCACGGTTCTACTTGGTTTCCTCCAATCCAATTGAATAAATGAACGTCCGCCGACGGGCATCACACCAGTTTCAAATCGCTTTGATTTCGGCTGGGATGTCCAATGATTCTGATGATACGGAATCGACTCTGCAACCAACTTGCTAGACAGATAAACGGGATCGGGCAAATCCCTAATGACGTCACCAACGACTTTCTCCTTCAAAGGAGATGGCGCTGGAAATTTAAATTCACTAACACTAGAGCTCTTACACACACCAACTATAAATAGACGCCGGCGAGCTTGAGCCACTTGGTAGTTACTGGCATTCAGTTCTTGCTCATAAATATTAAAGTTTTGCGAAAGTTCTTTACGCAACCCTTCCAAAAAACTTTTATTCTTCTGAGCCCGTATCTCCGGCACGTTTTCAAACACGAAAAACTTCAAGCCAAATTTTTCATAAAACGAATTTACGATAGCTGCATATTTGAGCGCCAATTGATTTCGTGGATCTTCTGCATGACGCCCAACATTGCCGCGAGAAAAGCCCTGACAAGGAGGCCCGCCAATAATTCCGGAAATTTCCGGATTCTCACCACATGCTTCAACGATAGAATCGCATAGCTGCTCTACAGTTGTGGCCAACAAATCAACGACGCGCCCAAGATTGCCAGGATGATTTCTATTGTATGTTTTGATTGCCGCTACGTCATAATCAGCCGCATAGCAAACTTCAAAACCAGCGTTGGTAAATCCTAGATCGAGGCCACCCGCGCCACAAAATAAACTGACAACTTTATGTGAATTAGATGAGGGACCATTGCCTTCAGTCTTCTTTTTTACTATAGCCATATCAGCGACTGAAGCTTCCATTAAAAAACCTACTCAAAAATTATGGACTTATACCACATTCAGCAGAGGCACTCAATTCAACACATTGAGATCTATGCACTTAAAATCACGACTGAATTATTGCTTTAAGCCAGGCCCAGTCTTTGTAAACGTCACCCCGGCCGCGTAAATGCGTATACCTTCGGAGCGAGTTCCAGTCTCGATGCCCCGACACACTCGACACCCGCGGAATGTCCCAGCCCATCTCAAAGAGCCGACTCACCCCTTCGTGTCGCAAATCATGGAAATGCAGATCTTCAATCCCAAGCATCGGGCACGCTCGCGTAAAGGACGCCGAGACCGACTTGGCGTTATAAGGAAAAATCTCCCTCGCAACTCTGGGCATGCTGTGCAGAATCGCCCTGGCCTCATCAGGTAGATGACACCACACGTCATTACCAATCTTCTGTCCGGGGTTTTTCATGTCCCGCACCAGGACGGCCTGTCGAGACTCATCGAGATCGTCCCAGCGAATCCGCGTGATTTCTTCCTGCCGGCGTGTCGAGAAGATGGCGAAAGCGATCATCTTCGGCATATTGATGTGAGCCTTGCGACGCGCCTGCATTTCGAAGAAATGTGCCATAAGCTTATCCAGCTCTTCCAGCGTAGGCCGACGGTTGCGCTCCTTACTCTTGCTGACCATGCCGAGCTTGCGTAGCACTTTACGAGCGTCAGGCATAGCCAGCGGATCTACCTGATAGCCCCAAGCCGGCCGCGCTACGGATAACACTGCCCCCAAATGCGACAAGTCGTTACCAACCGTCTGCGCCTGCACGCCACCACCCTCATGCCCCATCCGCCACTGAGCAAACTCCACCAACTTCTGACTGGTGAGTACCGAATCGTCGAGATCGCCCAGCCAGGTATCCTTGATTGCATTCAAGGTGGCACGCTTTGTCTTCCCTAACGGCCGGATCTTCTCGTACTCATCCAGGTACTGCTCGATCATCCTTCTGATAGTCATCCCTTTCCTACTGGCTCGCTCAATAGCACCCGGCTGGGCTAACTCAGTCTCCCGGCGCTTGATCCATGCCTGAGCGACCTGCTTACGGTCGAAGGTTTGGCTTTCCTGATAAACTGTCTTGCCATCCCGATTGATCCGAATTTGCGCCGTGTAGGCTGTCGAGTTGTCCTTGCGCTTACGTGCTGTGATCGTGCCCAT